TATTCTTTGGCTTTCTTCCACGCTTTGCCATGATTCAATTACTCCTTCGTGATGGGTTTGTAAGGTTGAAGTCTTTTGCAAGTCATACAATATCTATGTTCAGGTTTCATACAATGATCGTCGATAACATAATGCCCACAAAATAAACATATAATAAAACAAATGGGTCGTTCTACAAGAGAGAACCATACAGTATATAAAACTTCATAATCTAGGAGATACTGTGCCCATTTCTTTTTAAAGTCATCTCCTGGGCATCGGGTCCATCTGGCTAAGTTATAAGGAAACTTATTATATTTTGCCATTTAATCTAATTCCTTATCGTTGCTTAACTCATCAGGATCAATATATTCTTCTATACTTTCTTGAATAAACTTATCTCTATACTTTGGTTTCTTTAGAGGTTTAATTTTTGGAAGTTTCTTTTCTAAAAAATAATGCTCTACTTTGGTTTTATCAACCTGTCGTCGTAGTAACTTATTGGGATCTCGCATCTCCATTCTTTCTTTAGTTGAATTGTTATGTATAAAGTGATACACTTAGTTAAGTTTCATCTTTATTGAAACGTAACTTAAAACTATAACATTTAAGGTGGGTGGAATAATGTCCAATGGAATTCATTTGCTTTGTGATCTATATTTGATTGAATACTGTGTATATTATACCATAGATTCAATCCGTTGTCAAGTGGCATGTGATCTTTCTGAATTATAACTTAAAAATTTACAATCTTCTACTTTCACATTTTGACATAATCTTTGTCCTGTTTTTAATGAATGTAAACTAATTCTATTTTTTGAATTTCCTCCAACATAAGTAATTCCATATTTTATATGTTTTACCAAACTTCCACGTTTAAATCCCAAACTTCTAGTACTTCCATGTCTTTTTCTAATTCCTCCTTTTCCTGGTTGAAGTTTATGTAACTGTCTGCGATGAAGTCTTAATGAAGTTACTAATAAAAGTTGTTTATTATCAGGTACTTTACCACCAACCCAGGAACTAGCCAATACCCAAGAATCCACACAATGTGCTTCAAATACTTCTGCGGTCTTTTCTTTTATTTTTTGAAGTCCTAATAAATCTCTAAGTTCTTTTGTTTCATATCCCTGTTTTAATTCAACTTTTCCTAATTTTTCTAATTCTGTATAAAACCAGTTCTTTCCTACTTCTAATGGAGAAAAAGATGTATTCCATTTTATTTTATTTTTAAAGGTTTTGGCTTTTATATCTTCTACTACAAATACTTCAATAGGAAATATTTTCTTCAATTGGTTACAAATCCTTAATTTCCATTGCCATCTAGCCTTAGTACTTGGTGATAAACCACCTCGTTTACGATTCATTCTATTAGTTCTACATGGAGTATTTCTGAATCTTCTTCCTTTTCTCATATTTCTTCTAATTTCTACTGCATCTTTAACCCAAGTAACTGCATCTGTTTGAATATTCAAATAAGTATGAGCTAAAGATTTTACTGTAAACCCTTCCTTTTTACTTCCAGGATCTATTCCTACTGCTACTTCTTGTGTTTCTTGATTTGAAGGTTCTACATTTAATCTTACACAAAATATTCCTTTCTTGAAAAAGGGTGTGGCTTTTCCAGACTCAATCCACCTTTTTGCTCTACTTGGAGTAGTAGGCATTAAAGGTTCTTGTTTTTGGTTAACTACTGGAACAAACATTCAATCTCCTTCCAGTTTTATTGCGATAAGCTAGGACTGGAAACCTATTTATATTACCCTTCGCTACTGGCCAATCGAGAGGATGCAAACTAGGGTGGCATTCGCATCGTCGAATGCACTGCCATGTGCAATTGGCTCAGTTGCCTTCAAGCGACAGGTTCTTACACCTATCTTAGCCAAGCTAGTCTCCTGTTTAACTTGAAGTTTCAAGGTTGGCTTCCTTTACTTCTTACAAGCCCTTAAATTAATTTAAGGGTAGTTGAAGAAAATCTTTCTGGTAGTCATAGGCGACTTTTTCAATCCCAAAGGATCGCATCTTATCATATGAAAGTCCAGACTTAACCCATTCTTTTATATACTTAAACATAAATCCCCACCACCCCCAAAGATCTTGCTGTATAACATGTATTAATTCATGTGCTATGATTCCTGTTTGTGTTCGTAATGACAATTTTTCAAACTCTTTTTCTAATAGAATATAGTCTTTATGGAATGTAATCCCTGCACGAGAAGACGAGTTCATAATATAAAACGTACATTCACGGAGTAATTTATTGAGTGTTTTTGAATATGTATAAGGAAGTGGTGGAGCATTTATAAAACAATTAATATATGTTTCTGGTGGAGTGAATTTTTTAAGTAATGACATTTATTTTTGTCCTTTTGATGAATATTGAATTTCTTTTATCCTATCTTTTAAAGATTCAATAGAAATATCTACTTTAGATTCAGGATGTTTATCTTTTAACTTATTTAAATGTTTAATCTGTTTTTCTAATTTATTGATTTTATTAGTTACTATCATGCCTTTAGCACGGTATTTAACTCGTGCAGGTTTATTAGATTTTGACCGTTTGCCTTTGTTTCCAGCACCAGATTTTCCCATGATTAATTCCTATACGGGGTGTTCAAATAAAATTTGGACTGCTTTATCCTGGCATTGTCTGACATACTCTCTTGATACATTATATTCTTTTCCAATTTCTGCCAACGTAGTATTATCATAATATCTATCTAGTAATATCTTTAGGAATGATTTCTGAGTTGGTTTGAAGATATGCTCAAATTTAGAATATGCATCTGTCTTTGTTTTATTAGATAAAACTGGAGATAAAATTGATAGTTTATCTTGTAATGTATTAATTCTCTTAAGAGAACTGGCTACTTTGTGTATAGATTTTCTACAGGGAGAACACATACCATAATTTCTTTTATTGATTGGTTTATCACATAATGAACATGATAATTGTTGTTTTTCTTTATTTCTATAAAACCATCTATAACATGTTTGACAAAGATCATATGCATACAACTGGGATTCTTTATGACACCAAAAGCACTTATCTGGTAATTTTGACATATTCAACTCCTTCCAAATCCTACTTGTTAGATTAATATTGTCAATTAGATAAATAACTACTCCCTATTATATATCACAAATTTAATTCGTTGTCAAGTAGGAAATAATCTAATTTGATAATTAATTATCGAGTATACACTGATTTTCCTTTATTGTCAAGTACCAAAAGTCTACCCCAAGTAGATTGTACGATAAATACCTTCTTTTCATCATTTAAAATAGCAAAAAATACATCAAATTTCTTTTTTGGAGCTGCTCTGGTATCTAAATGTTCCCAGGTATGAAGGATTGGATATAGAAATTCATTTGAGAATTTACCAACTTTTTGTAGTTGTTCCAAGGCATTATTGTTTAATTCTAATACCATTTGTAATGAATCATTTTCTATTTCTGTTATATCCTCACACCATTTAGCCGGAATAACTAAAACATTCCCATTATCATCTGGAATTGCAAAATACAGTATAAATTTACGATTTGGTTCTATTTGGTGTAAATCTGCCCATTTATGAAGGATTGGATAAAACTCTAATTCCTTATATTGTGCCAAATTCTTTAATTTATCTTGTCCGTACTTATTTATTCTAGTTTCTAGCATAGTTCGATTCCTCCTAAATCCTCTGTAATATGTCGGTTTTTATCAAATATTTAGTTATATTTGACAAATTTCAGTTTTAAATATATAGTTAAATATATCTAAATTAAATTATTTTGTCAAATATACCATTAAAATAGGAAATAAATATGAAACTGGTCAAGTCAACAAGAGATTATGATGAGCATTTAGAAAACTTATTGACAATTCAAGAGATGAAGTCTAAGGGATTAAATGATAGAGAAGTGTGTAAAGTATTACATATTGGGGCTAGTACTTTACAAGAGTATAAAAAAACATTGATTGAGTTAGATGTCAATAGTTTATCTCCAGAGGGTATTGTAACTAAAAAATCAGAATTAGATGATCAAATTCAGGTTGTAATTAGTAAATTACATGATATAGCAGAACAAGTTGACACTACTTATAAGGTCAAACATAAAGAAATATTAGATACATTATTAGATGCAGAAATAGATTTAAATACAAAAATATCGCTTAAACGCTCATTACGCTATCCAGTAGAAGATATTATTCAAGTACAGAAAACATTATTAGAAGCTATTCTAGTTAGATCAAGAATCTGGGGAGTTGAAAAAGATAGTGATGGGACACAGATAAATCAACATAAAAAAGTAATATTTAATTTTAGTGATACAAAAAAAGTAGAAGTTGATAAGTCTAGATTAAATAATGTAGCAGATACAATCCTTGAGAAAATACATAATGGGATGCAATTGTCGGAAGAAGGTACAGAACAATAATCAGGTTACGGAACCTGCTTATTCGCCTGTTGTATATTTAGTATGTAGACAATGTAAAACTTGTAGGGCAGTACGTTTCAATTTGGCAGTTCAATTAGCTAAAACACCGTGTCAAAAGTGTCAAGTAATAAATTTTCATATTTTTAAGAATCCACCGACAGTAGATTTATTAAAGGGACTTTAATTTAATGGAAGTTGAATCAGCAAGTACTGGTATTGAAATTGATTTAACTGATTGGTATAACATATGTTTAGATAGACCTGAAGTATTTTCATTAGTGTATTTTAAACATATTATTAGAAAACCAAGTAGTAAATTTCATTTTTTATTGTATTCTTTAATAAAGAAAATAAATAGGACAGCATATTCAAATTATATAGTAGTTGCTGCACCAAGAGGAAATGCTAAAACACAAATTATGTCTGTGGTTCTTCCAATATGGTGTGCAGCTCTAGAACAGAAAAAGTTTATGGTTTTAATTAGTGAAACAAGTGGTGTTGCAGAAGCTAATTTAGAATCAATAAAACATGAATTGATAACAAATGAAAAGTTAATAAATGATTTTCCACATGTCGTTGGAGAAGGTCCGGTTTGGCGAAGGGAAATGATTCGTACTAATAATGGAGTACAAATTATAGCATTGGGAAGTGGAAAACAAATTCGTGGTAGAGTAATGCAAAAAGGGATAAGACCCGATTTGGCGATCCTGGATGATCTAGTTTCGGACGTCTTTGCAAGGACTAAAGCTCAACGTGAATTTTTAAAAGAATGGTTCACAAAAGCAGTATTAGGAATGGCTGGTCCTGGTGATAAGATGGATACTATTGTTGTAGGCACGATAATAAATCCTAATGATTTATTATCAGAGTTATTAGATCCAAATAAAAGTCCTGGGTGGGAAGGACATAGGTTTAAAGCAGTATATCAATTTTCAAAATCTCCATTATGGAGAGATTGGGAACAAATTTATATAAATAGAGAAAGTTTGTGTGCTAAAGAAGATGCATTGAAATTTTTTAAACAACATTATGAAGAGATGTTAGAAGGAACTAAAGTATTATGGCCAGAAGGTGATAGTTATTATTCATTAATGGAGTATAGGATTACACATGGAAATAGAGCATTCCAATCAGAGAAAATGAATTTCCCAATAGATCCATCAACAACATTATTTGATAATTCTAAAATAGTATATTATAATAGACAACAGTTAATTATGGAAGATCTAACTATATTTGGTGCATTAGATGCTTCTAGTGGACAAGCAAGGAAACATGGGGATCTGGCATGTGTTACAACAATTGGGAAGCATCGTAAAACAGGTATTATTTATGTATTAGATTCATGGGCAAAGGAAGCACCACCAACTGATTGTATTTCTTATATGAAACAGATGCATAAACTATATAGGTATACAAGATTTGCCGTTGATTCTGATTCATTAAAATTATTAAAATCAAATATAGAACATGAAATTCCAGATTTAAAATTAACAATGTATAATTTAAGGATACAAAAAAATAAAAGATTTGAAAAATTAGAACCTTTAATTAGTAATGGAACTATTCAAGTATTAAAGGCACAGATTGAATTGTTAACAGAAATAGATACTTATCCAAAATCAGAGTATGATGATGCATTAGATTCATTAGAAATGGCAGTTACAATGTCAAGCAATAGAAGTTACCAACTTCGTACTTATTAAGGTATAAAGGATAGTCCAGATGATAAAAGTCCACGAGAGAAAACATCCCTCATATTTAGAAAATATTGGAGATTGGGAGTTTTACTGGAAAAGTTTTAATGGTGGAAAAGAGTATGTAAATGAATATCTCTATAGTCACAGACTTGAAAATTCAGAGGATTATATTGGACGAATTGCACGATCATTCTATTTGAATTATTGTGCTCCAATCTCCTCAATTGCAGGAGATTTTATTTTTAGAAAGGAAGTTACACGTCCAATGGATACAAAGTTAAGTGACTTCAGAGAAAATGTAAATCGACGTGGGGCAAATATCCATTCATTTATGAGAAAGGTGTGTACTCTCTCTTCTGTATACGGACATATACATATTCTAATGGATAGACCTAGACCACCTGCTGGGATAGAAAATATTATAAATAATGGTCAAACTACAAAAGCAGATAACTTATTAACTCTTCCTCCATATGTCACAATTATCCACCCACAAAATTTAGTAGATTGGTCAGTAGATTCAGCATCAAAAGAATTAAATTGGATTATTGTTGCAGAAGAAATTTATGATGATGAAGATTATAGAGAAGAACGTGAAATTCAAAATATATATAAAGTATGGACAAAAAATGAATGGATTATATATGATGCAGAGGATAATTTGCTAGATAGTGGAAACCATAACTTAGGATTTATTCCACTTATTACTTGTTATCATAAAGATATTGATGAAGATATGATTGGTGAAAGTATGCTTAAAGATGTAGCAGAAGCTAATCGTATTGTATTTAACTGGACTTCAAATATAGATGAGATGATTGCAAGACAGACATTCTCACAACTTATCTGTCCTGATGATGGGACATTATTTCAAGATGAGATAGATGAAAGAGGAAAATCAGGTGCATTAAAAAAGATTGGTAGTGCTTCAATTTTTACTTTCCCTGCTGATTCTAGACATGCACCAGCATTTATATCTCCAGATACTGGACAAGTCACTGCTATTTGGACTATGGTAGAGAATTTAGTCCGTGAGATGTTTAGGATGGCGGGACTTATTTCAGCTAAATCTTCACTTGTACAATTACAACAAAGAACAGGAAAAGCGCAACAGTATGAATTTCTTGATATGGATGCGTTTTTGGCTGCTAAAGCAAAGGCATTAGAAGAGACAGAAAATAAGATAGATAATCTTTATTATAAATGGATGGGGATAAATGATATGCCTTCTCGTGTACATTATCCAGAGAAATTTGATATTATTACTCCACAAGAGATAGTAGACTTATTTACAAAAGTAACATTAAGTGCTATATCTGGTACATTAAACAAAGAAATGGCAAAACGTATGGTACATCAGGTACTTCCACATGCCGAAGATGAGATTGTAGAGCGTATTTATGAGGAGATTGAGAATAATGAGTACTTAGAAAATCCAGAACTTATGATGCAACAGGCAAAACAAACCCCTGTACTTGGAGAGAGCAGTCAAAAAGAAGTAGAGGATACACAAGAAGAAGATCAAAAACAAAGTACTAATGAGAATACTCCAAAGAAAGAACGGGTTCCTAATGAGAAAAATCCACAACGAAGAGCAAAATGGAGATCTGCTCATGAAGATTAATAATTAATTAATAATTAATTATTAATTTGACAAATTAATTTAATATTGTATAATTGAATTAAATAATATGGTTTTATAATGGTACTAATGAGTTAGTACACTAATTTTTATCCCGATGATTCGGGAAGGAGGATGTTATGGCTGAAGATGTGAAAATTGATAAAGATCCCATTGACAGTGAAATTGAAAAAGCAAGAATTTACAATGAAAAAATGAAAATGCAAAGCACAGATCCTAGTACAAAAACTAGTGATGATGATCCCAATAAGATTACTGTGGATCGTCAATATATCCAAGGTCTCAGAGAAGAGGCTAAGGAATATAGGAAGAAACTGGAATCATTTAAGGATGAAGTGCAAGCTATTCAAGGTGTGTTAAAGCAACAATTTGGTGTTGAAGATGCTAAAAGTTTACAAGATAAACTTGAAGCAGCAAAAAAGGCAAAGGAACAAGAAGAAGAAGCTAAGTTAAGTAAATTAGAACTTTCTGAGAAAAATGCCCAAAAATGGGAAAGACAGTTAGAAGATGAAAGAATTAGACATGAAACTCGTGAACGAGATCTTCTCACTTCACGGAATACGATGATTATTCGTAATGCCTTAATACAAGCTGCGGTTACACATGATGTGGCAAATCCGAAGCAAGTATTAAGATTGTTAGAGGATGAGTTTGAGGTAGATCCAAACACACTCGTTCCGTATTATAAGGCAGAGGATGGCAGACTTTCGTTAGAAGAACGTGTTAAGGTCTTCCTTGATGACCCAGATAATTGGAATTTAGTTAAGTCTAAGATTCCGGTTGGTAGTGGTGCTCAGGGTGGTGCTGGAGTTTCTGGTAAACCATTCTTAAGTAAGGAAGAACTTAGTAAGTTAAGAAATGAAAATCCAAAAGAATATAAAAGACGAAATGCTGAAATCATGCAAGCCTATGCGGATAAGCGAGTGCGTTAAACCTATAGTCAATTAATATTATAAGGAGTACCGCACATGGCACTAGGAACGACTTTTATCAACACATCGACTTCTGTACAGAATTTTATTCCTGCTCTTTGGAGCGATGAAATTCTTGACGCTCTAGAACACAAGCTGGTTATGGCTAAGATTGTAAACCAGGACTTTTCTGCAATGGTTCTAGAGAAGGGGAATGTTATTCATATTCCTGAAATTTCAAATCTTACTGCAAATCAGAAAGTAACAAGAGTTGCAGTAGTTGTTCAGGCACCAACCACAGAAACGACCTGTGATATTACTATTAACCAGCATTGGGAAGTAAGTTTTATGGTTGAAGATCTTGCAGAGATTCAGACCTCTGTGAATCTACGAAATATTTATACCAAGCGAGCTGGGTATGCAATTGCTAACAAACTAGATTCAGCATTAGTTACATATGCTGAAGCACAGTTTGATACTATTGATGCCTCGTCTGCTCTGAATACATCTTTCTTGGATGAGGATGATATTCTTCTAGCGAAGACCATTCTCGATGAGAATGATTGTCCACAGGAAGACAGGCATATGGTTGTAGCTCCACAGGCATATAATAAGCTGTTGGCAATCGACAGATTTACAGCAGCGGATAAATTGGGACCATCATTCCAGAATGATATCAGGCAAGGTGCCCTTGGAATGCTTCATGGGTTTACAGTGTGGATGACCCAGATGTTGGCTGCAACCGGAACAGCTACAACTAGTACAGTTGAAACAATTCTTATGCATCGTGATGCACTTGCACTAGCTATGCAGCTTGCTCCTAGAGTTCAGGCAAATTACCTCCCCGACTATCTTGGTTGGCTAGTAACAACTGATATAGTTTATGGACTTGGGGCACTAAGACCTTCATGGGGAATTACTCTTGTAAATGACGCTGTTACGTATACGAATATTTAATCTAATCGGGGGGGGGGACAGAATGTCCCTCCCCTTTTTTTCTTATTTAGGAGAGTTTAATGGAAAATCAAGATATACGTACTATAAGAAAATTATCTAATGATGTTGTTAAATTTGTAACAAGTGGAGTTGCAGCAAGATTAGTTAGTAGTGGAAATTATGTATATTGTGATGGGCTTCAAGAAAAGACTCCACCATCAAGACTTCATACTAAAAGAAGGCTGGATGCAACACCATCTCCAATTATTAATCAGGGTAAAGTATTACGTATTGATGACCCACCAAAGTTACAAAAACGTACACCTCGTGTAGTGACTAGAAATAAAGTAAATATACAACCAGATCAGGAATTGAGTATGAAATCTAATGGGGAAGAGATCATAGAAAAAGAAAGAAGTGACAGAAAGATAAGAAAGAAAAGTGAAATCCCAGAGTCAACTCTTAAGGCAATACGACAGGCAGGAGAAATTTCTGCAAATATTATTGTACCACCAACACATAGTGCTGGTCATTTAAAAGATTTAATTGACGAACAACGGGCAAAAAGGAATGCGTAATGGGAGATGCGAAAAGAAAAGAGAAGTTGAAAGAAGAACATGCACAAATGGAAACAATACTTTATGATCCTGCTAACATAGAAATCAAAAAGTTCTCATCACACAAACAAGATAAAATATTATGTATTTATGTTCCAGTTACCTGGCCATTTGTCCATGCTAAGTTTTTTGAGAATTTTATTAAAATTACTAACTTGGCAAATATTGGTCCACTTAGAAGATTTGGGATTACAGATTATTTTATTCATCTAGAAAAAACATTTCCTATTTGTAAAAACCGAAATGAGGCAGTATTATATGCAAGGAAACATAAAGCAGATCTAATTATGTTTCTAGATATAGATATGTCCCATCCACCGGATCTTATATATAGATTAGCACAACATCAGTTACCAATTGTAGCTGGGATGTATTTTCATAAAACTCCACCACACATGCCAGTTCTTCTTAATAAAAAAGAAGGGTATGAATATGAACATTATTATGACTATCCTCGTGATCATCTATTTGATGTTGATCTTACGGGGCTGGGATGTATGCTTGTAGATATGAGAGTATTTGATGATATTACTTTACCTTATTTTGGGTATGCATCTAGTAGAGATGATGGAATAGTTGATATATCAGAAGATGTACTATTTTGTGAGAAAGTCAAAGAAAAGGGGTACTCTATTATGATAGATCCGTCAGTACAATGCTCACATTATGCAGTAGTTGATGTATCAGCAGCATTATTTGATGTATATATGAACAAATATAAAACTTATACTGAATTATTGAAGATTCATTCTGGCGAATTAGATGCCAATGGAGTTCCACAAGATGCTTAACTTAATCATATTTCTAATGGCAGTATATGGCATATCTACTATCATTAGTCAAGAACCTATATTTATTCCTATAATTGATAAATTAGAGAGATTTAAAACTATATATTATTTCTTATCTTGTAATAAGTGTTTATCAGTCTGGATTGGATTCTTTTTAGCACTAATTTTTGGTTCTACTATACTTTATTCAATATGTTATGCATTTATGGCATACACATTCACTTCACTTGTCAATATGGTTGAAGATTATCTAGATACACATAATAAATCCATTCTATAATTTTGATTTATTAAATTAAATATGTTATAATATTAAAAGAACTATAATAGGAATTTAAATTTCAATGGATACTGATGCTAGTAGACTAGTTAATAAAGAGAATGCACATGCGGGTAGCTCTAATCAATGCTCATACTGCTTATGCTCGGGGTGCAACATTTGAACATAATGGAATTATTCGCTCTGAATATCAATTTTCTTCCCAAATAAATAAAGAAGTAGTAAATATATTATCTACTAGTCAAATTAATAGTTTTATAGTAGATGGATCACAAATACAGCCTTATAATTCATCATTGAATTATAAGGCTTTTTTTGTTGATGATCAAAAACCTGATATAGCAATAGAGACTCATTTTAATAGTTCAGATAATAAAAAAGCAAGTGGATTTGAAGTATTATACTCTAAAGGCAGGGAAACTAGTAAACAATTAGCAATGTGTATGGTGGAGGGATTAAAGAAGTATCTTCCCTTTCCAGTGAGAAGAGATAATGGGACATATGAGGTTGATAATATTTATTTATTAAAGGCTGTTAATTGTCCTATTGTTATTACTGAAGCATTATTTTTGTCAAATCCTTTTGAACAACAGTATTTACTATTCCCAAATGCCATTAAAATTCTTTCAAATGCTCTAGCTGAAGGCATCTTAGAATGGTCAAAACTCCACTACCAGAAATAATGGAAAGGGAAAAACAGTCATTCCAGGACCGAGATGTAAAAGGATTAACATGGGATGATTTGGTATTAGTATTAGAATCATATAAAAATATGATTTCATTGAATACAACATTATTAGATAGACAACAAAAGGTAATTGAGTTGGAAGAACAATTGTTGGCATTAAGTATACTTAAAAAGAAAGAGCTAGATGAGATAAAAGACAAATTAGAGAAGTATATTGAATCATATCAAATAAAGGGAAGTGAACGAGATATAATATCAGCACAATCATTTTCTAATGTGCAACGAGAGGTAGGAACTTTAAGTGGAAAGATAACTGTTATGTATATTATAGTTAGTGCCATAATAATTCCATTAGTAGGATTAGTTGTGTTGCTACTAACACATATGATAGGAACTTAGAGGTAAGAGGATGGATACACATATAAATAATATAATTCTTACAGCAATAGAACAAGCAGAGACAACTATATTAATTACAGATAAAGAAGGTATTATTATATATGCTAATCCTAAATTTTATGCAGTAACTAAATATACAACTGAAGATGTTGTTGGAAAAACCCCAAGGATATTAGCTTCAAAACAGACTTCTAAACAAGTATATGAAGAATTATGGAGAACCTTAAAATCTGGAACAGTATGGAGAGGAGAGTTCTTAAATAAAACAAAAAATGGGAATTTATTTTGGGAGATAGCTACTATTACT